CCAAAATCAGCACTTGTAACAATTCCGTTAAAGCTCATCTTCTTAGTACCTGAAGTGTCTAGAAATAACTCAAATTGAGCATCTCCAGCATCTTCTGTTGTCAGAATATCAGTCAATAACTCAGAAGTTTCATCACCTGAAGTAGCTGTATATAGAAATTCAACAGATCCACTACCAGAGATCAAAGATCCGACGTAACTACGTGATGTTGCTCCATGTGCTGTGCAATCAAGAGTGTCCTTGGAAACACTAAGACTCCATCCTGTAGTAGAAGCAATAGCACCTACAGTGCCAGTAGCATTCTTAAACTTTACGGAGCCTTCTTCGCCACGATAGAAAGCCATGATCTAAAATAATAAAAGACTATCTTCAATAGTCTAACTGGTACTGTCTACTTTTACAGCATTTTTTGTAGAAGGTTTTGATTTGTTTGCTATATATTGAGCACATCTGGGATCCCACAACGCAGGATTTCTTTTTCCCTTCACAGCTTCCACTGCATCTAGCTGTTCTTTTGTTAAATCCATTGTTTTAGTAAATCCTATACCCAGTTTGCCCTAAAGTTTCAGGTTTTGCCAAATTGAACTGTTGTAAACATAAATAACCGAAAGCGTCAAAAGCATGATCAACACCAAGGTTTTTATTAGGTAATCCTGTATTCGGTGCATAAGTCAACGTCCTTAAAGACTTTATTAACTGTTTACATCTTGGGTGAATATACGTCCTCCTATCTCCACTCGCATCTAATAAAGCCGTATTAACAGCAGTAATCTTATCCCTTATCTTCCAAGGCGCTCTCGGACTTGAAACATTAAATCCACTCCTCCTTAAAATACTATGATCAGTCGCACCAACTCCACTAGTTTTCCTCGCTCCTCCTGTAGGGTCAGGACATGCTATTACTCGTCTATCCACCCCATATCTGCGTACGACTTCTTCTGCAAAGTCCCATGTGGTTGCCCCACCTGTGAGCATGATTTCGTCAAACACATACAAGTTTTCCCCATCCTTAACCGCACATATCCCTGACATTGGATCTACGTTAAAGTCAACTCCTAACAAAACAGGCGCAATACTAATATCCTTCGCTTTCTCCGATATATTCTCATCCCCAAAACTTACAGCAACTAACCCAGTTAAATTTTCAAAACTTGCTTCAAATTCCTGCCTAAATGTTCTCTGATCTAACTGCGCTCTAGCTGCTTCAACTTCCTCTTTCGGTACATTTCCCCCCTCTATCGTCGTATAACACCATCTCTGCCACTCCCCCGTAGGATCACTTGCCGTATAACACCATAAATCATAAAACCAACTAGCTGTCCCATCAGGTGTACTGATAAATAACGCCCAACCTTGTTTATCAGCTAATGCAGGTCTAATAACCTCAAACCATACCTCCGAACTCATAAATGCAGCCTCATCTAACACTACCCCCGATAAACTCCTCCCCCTCAATGCCATCGCATTTTCCGTCCCTTTCAGTTCTATAGAGGAACCATTAACAAGGTCAAGTCTCAAATCTGTCTCATTCTTACTCGCTATCCATACCTTCGGTACTAACTTCTTCAACGCCTTCCACGCTATATCCTTCGCCATCCTATAAGTCGGCGCACAATAGAAAAATGTCTCCCCTGGCTTCTCAATCGCTCCCCTCAAAAGCTCAATACAACTTAAATAACTCTTCCCAAACCTCCTCCCCGCTACCAACACCCTAAACCTCTTCTCACTATTAAATACTTCCCCCTGAGCCCATCTCAGGTTAATATCTGGACCTTTTTGTGCGCTTTTTACTGTCATAACCTATTATCTTATACATAATCCCCTCGACTTGTAATCGTGGCAAGAAAAAGTCAAGAAATTGAAGACATTATTCTAAAAAGACAGCAGCAACTTTATCGCAGCCAAACTGAAGGTCTACCCGCAAGAGCTTTAGTCATAGCTCACGCCAAACTTCATGGCATAACAGAACGTCATGCCTGGAATGACTGGAATCAAGTTAAACAATGGAATGATGAAGATTGGTCTAAAGATAGAGAAAATATGGTCGCTCGTATTCAATCAATGCGTCTTCGTGCTATCGAAAAAGCTATGCGTAAAGGACAACTCCAAACTGTACAAACACTACTAGCAGACCTTGGTAAAGTTGTAGGCGAAGCTGAAGAAGTTATAAACATCAAAGCTCCTGAACTTTCCATCAACATAGAAAAGAAAAAATCTTGATTTCCAATATATATTTAGGTTCCCAGGCCGAAGGTACTTTGGGCTTGTTTTTCCTACTCCACCCCCTTGGGTGATAATGGGGACAAGCTAATTTTTTTTAATTTTAAATTTTTTTAATTTTTTTTTTAAATTTATTTACAATATTTTTCTGGGACTCCCAAGGTAGGATGATCACATCGGAATTGCGTGTCCTTCGCTAGCGTATCGCTCAGTACATAAACAAATACGCTACCAACTGAGCAGTAGATCACCAGAGTAAGCAAGAAGTGTTTAAGGAAGTTCATTCTAAGTATTCTCCCAGCCAGCGAAGTTATTGTCCAACCACGTCTTGCTGTCGTCATTGATTTCTATCCAATTATCTGTAGATCCTTCTTCTCCTGCCTCACAGTGTGCCCACTGTATCCCAAGAGCATTAAGACTCTCGTAATGATGGAAGTCTAAGACGTACATGTGTTGTTTGTGTAGATGTATACATCATAACCTAATTAATTCACATATTCCATATCTCCATATTATTAGTTTACAAATATTGATAATGTTACAATCTTAACATTGTAGACCAATAGTCTAGAAAGTCTAATTATCTGTGGTAGGATTGGTTCAACTTCAGTATTCAACACTTAGAAACTTAAAAAATTAAATAGTCCACTGGCTTCCGGTTAAAAACAGCTCGCCGGAAACTGAAATTAGAAACACGCAAACCACACACAAACCACAAATGAAACATCCTAAGACTTGGAAAGATTTTAAAGAGCATCCTTATGTTGCCATGGTCTCGGATGAAAGATCATCTAATGATGGATATTGGATTTATTTAAAAGAGCCCTATTTTTGCGATATTATGGACACTCCAACTATTCACGAATATTCGATTAAAGAATGTTCAAAAGTTTTTAAGTCTGTAAGTATCAATAAAGAATATTGGAAGGATGAAAAAAGATGAAATATACAAACCCAAACATTGAAAATTTAAAAGAAGATTATCACAACATTTTAGGATGTTCTACAAATCTCATTGAAGCATTGAAAGAGAAAGACAAGCGAATAAAAGATCTAGAGCTACAACTAGAAACAATCAATAAACCTTTTAAAAAATGACAGAACACGCAACAGAAAAAGACTTTAAGACTTGGCGAGAGACTGCCAAAGCTTTAAGTACTGCTGATTTAATGTTTACTATTAAAGATTGCAGGAAAGCAGAAGAAAGCATGCGCGGTTGGAATCCTATTAAAGAGGGCTTTTACTCTGATCAAGGTTCTACTTTTAGTGATGAGTTGAGAGCAAGGAGAGCAAAAAATGGAATAAAAAACTAATTAATCATTAACCAAACCACACAAACAAACAATGACAAACAAAAACGGATTAATAATTTATGAGGGACTCTCAAAAATAGATAATAAGCCTATTGTGCTAATTGCTACGGGTTTGGGATCATCTAAGAGTAGTAATCCTAAGACTGGCCATATGATTCAAACTTGGATCTTACGCCAAGATATAAAACCGAACGAAGGACACAAGAACGGAGAGAATAAGAGTATCTGTGGTAGCTGTCCTCATGCTGGTTACAATCAGAATTCTTGCTATGTTCGATGGTTTCAAGCTCCTTTAAGTGTTTGGAAGTGCTACAAACGTGGTAATTATGAATATTTAAAGGATAGTGATTTAAGTTTATTTGATGGTGTTGCGTTGCGTATGGGGTCAGCGGGAGATCCTGCGGTTGTAGGGTTAGAAGTATGGCAAAAGTTACTAAGTAGAGTTAGGAGTCATACAGGTTACACACATCAATGGCGTAGCAAGTGGGGGGAAGAGTATAAAGGGATCTTGCAAGCATCATGCGATTCTTTATTAGATTACGTTGAGGCATCAAGTCATGGTTGGAAGTGCTTTAGCGTTAAGCATAAGGATACGCCAGCACCAAAAGGGAGCATAAATTGTCCGGCATCGAATGAGCAAAAATCAATAACAAATAATTCTAATCCTATTACGTGCAGTTCTTGCAGTTTGTGTGATGGTAATACGTCAAATGTTTTTATAAATGCTCATGGTAATACGAGTAATAGAGTATTAGTAGAGGGTAAGTCATGACTAATGTATATAGTGAGGAATTCTACGAAAATAAAAAAGATAATTCAGACTATTATTGGTATGTAAGAGCTTATAAAGGTAAGTTCATAGATAGTTGGAAAAATGACATATATAACGATTGGTGTTTCAGTATTGAAGAAACTTTAGAATTGATTTTAGATCATAAATCAAATAATAATTTAAAAGTATTAGTCACTAGGCATAAGGAAACGTAAGCCTAGTAAACAACATAAACCACAGTTTTTTTTATTATGAACCACAGTCAAAAGCTTGAAAGTAATGCTGATGAAATAAAAGGCATTATTACAGATATGAAGGATAAATCAAAAAAAGAAATAGAAACTAAAATTGCAGAACAAATGGAAGTAAGTCAAAGGACAGCAGAACGTCATTATAAAAGATTCAAACCAATAGAACACCCTACTTTTGAGTTAGGAGAATATAAGAAAGAGAGTGCTTGTAAAGTTCTGAGAAGTGTAAATAATGCTATAGATGATGTAGAAGAAAACATAGAAGATATAAAAGATAAATTAGATTTACTTCATAAAGCAGCGATAACAATTAGTACGATTAAAACTTTTTAGACTGTCGTTTTGACTGTCAGACAGTCAAAAAGGAATAAGCAATGACAATAAGTCTTATTTCCTTAACATTTCTCTATTCTCTACACTATTAGTGTAGAATTAAGAAGTTAACCAAGTAAACCACACTTTTTTTTATTATGAGAATAATCACCACTACTCAATATTTAACAATATTGAAAACTAAGAAAGAAGTTGAAAGTCATTTAAACAATAAAAATGATTTTTTCATCCAAGATATATCTTGTCCAGATGATGGTAGACCATGCAATAAAGAGGAACTATTGAAAAATAATTACACTCATATCAAAGTTTATTATGGCAAAAATACAAACAAAGTTACGGTCCTTGAATTATAGGGACCGTAACTAATCACAAATCACAAAAACAACATTAGGAGTCTTTACTATGTCAACAATGTCCGAACTACATAGACAATCTAAGAATGATTGTCTAGATGATCCTTATGGCCTTATAGAGAGATGCTATAAGGAGAAACAACTAAGAAAAGACCATATGAATGGTCTTATTAATGAATGCGATTTTAAGACGAAAATGAATGCACTTTATGGTCTAGGAATAGACATGAATGGCAAAATCATGAATGGCAATTATGAATGAAATTTTCAATGGAAGTGGTCAAGGCTTAAGGAGATTTTATTTGAATGAAAAATCTGAAAGAGTCTGGATCGACAAACCAAGTACTGAATGGTACAAGCATCACTTAAACCCACATTATCCAAACAAAAACCAATGAAAAACCAAACAAAACTATCTCAATTACACAAAAAAAGAGATGAACTACATAAACATATAAAAGATCTAAAGTATGTAATATTGGGAGAGATGGGAACCCTGTATGACAGGTGGAGTGGATATAAAATTCTAATGGAAAGTAGTGTTGAAGCAGAGAGTAAAGACTGGCAGGGAACAGAAAATGATCAATATAGAATAATTACTGGAGAATGCGTTGAGGTTTGGCATTGTATTGCAGAATCTAATGCTGACCATATGAAAAAGACAGCAATGGAACATGCAAAGAAAGCAGTTACAGCACAAACAAAGCTAGAAGCAGCAGAAAGGGAATTAGAACAGAACTGGAAAGATATATGTAAGGCAGAAAAAGAAGCTAAAAAAGAAGTGAAATCATGAATGCGAAATATTACAATTTCATGAATAACCTTTTTATTCCCTTTACCTCAAAGCATACACCGAGTACGCTTCAAGTATCAACCAAGCAATCATGAGTGAACCAACGCCGATAAGAATACGACCAAAGTTGTATCAAGAAATCAAAGATGAAATGCCAGAAATCTTTGCAGACACTACGACTTGGGTGAATTACCTTGTACAAGTGGGGTATAACTATCATGTGGGGCTTGACGCATGTGGTAGACTGAAAACCGAACGACCAACAAAGAAAGAAACACAGGGAGAGAAGGTTTTCTATACTAGTAAAGTACACAATACTAGAATAAATAAGGAAAAATCAAAAATTTTTAGTTTAAACTCAACTCCTCCTCCTATTCATCTAGAGTTTTGTAAAGATTTAATTGAAAAGTTTTGGGAAGTTAAAAAGGGTTCTCGTAGCAAAGAAGCTTATCAACTTTTAATCGGGCCTAAAGGTTTAGGAGGTATATCTAAAAATCATGGCGAAACTGCCGTCAAGGATCAGCTAGAAGAGGCCATAGCGAATAAATGGCAAAGTATTACCCTTCGCAATTACGAGCAGTTTGGAAGGCCACAGAAGGCTGATAAGGAACCTGTAACGAATCATCCAGCAGGAAGAGTCTTCAGGAATGGGAGGTTTGTCGATGACTAGACGAGTGAATGGCGTGAAAATCCCTGAACGCAAAACAACTTCTCCTCAATTCAGGTCTAAATGGTTAAAACTGATCGATTCTTACTCCTTAAGTCAATGCCAAAAACTTAAAGATCAAATCATGAGTAAGAAATGGAAGTACACAATGACTAACCCTTATTCAGTAGAAGAACGATTTGTTCTTGTCCTATTGAATAAAAGATTAGAAGCACCAATCAAGAGTTATCAAAATGGAATCACTATTTAGCAATCTTCGCTCAGTCACTCTCAGACTTAAAAAAGGATTACATACGCCTAATCCTGCTAATCCTAAAGTTCCTATGTGGACGTTGGAAGATCTAGATCAAATCAGTGCAGGTTGTCAGTACAACATCGACTTAGCAAACAAGCATCTTGATATACATCCAAGAGGGTACACAGGTGTGAGGTTTAAAAACTTAGCAAGGGAGACTCCTCCTCCTGAAATTACTGAATCTGTAGAGGTTGTTGACCCTAAAGATTTCCCAACCAACTAAACTAACTCAAACCAATGAATTGTCCTAAATGTGGTAAAAGTTCTTTTGACTTTGAAGGAGCAAAGAAAGTTATGGAAACGAGATCAGACATGAGGGGTGGGGTAAGGAGAAGAAGAATCTGTCCTTCTTGTGATTGGAGATTTACGACTTATGAGATTCATCAACATAATCTTGTTAGTGACCCAGAATGTAAAAAAGAATTAATGACAACCTACAAAGAAGAACTTTCTAAAACAATTAACAAATCAAGAGAATCAATTTTATTCGCTCTCGATCAAATCTTTTTAAATCTTTAAACCAATGAATCCTTTTTCAAAGTGGATGCACGTTCAAGCTTTAAAACGTGAAGATCCTTGGTCTTCTGTTTGGCTTGATTCTTTACCAATTCATCGTAAAGAACCTGAACATAAATATGTTTGGGAACCTACGAATGAATCCCTTTTATATTCAACAACTCAAGTTTGTAATAACAAAACACCTGAAGCTTTAGCCAATATTGAACGCTATAGACATGGGCCTAATGGTTGGGAGGCTAGAGGTAAGAAAGTTCATTGGTGTTTAGAACAAAAAATGTTAGGTGATCCTTTACCTGATCCTGAACTTTATGGTGAATGGGTTGAACCGTTATTAAGTCATCCATTCTTTGAACAGTTTGAGCCGTGGTGTACCGAATATATGCTCTGTGATCTTAAGAAGTCTGTTGGCGGTCAATTAGATCTTCTTGGCTATGATCATGAATCCAATCGTTTGATGTTGATTGATCTTAAATCTCAAAGCAAATCAGGTCGTACTTATTCCACTAATGCTCAATTAGGAAGTTATGTTGATGCACTAAAAACACATCATGGATTAGAAGTTGATGTGTGTAAGACGATCTGGGCTAAACCTAATAAGACAACAATTGGCGATGATCAACCTGTTAATGAATGCCTAGATGCTTGGCATAAAGCATGGGAAATATTTGAAGAAAAGCAGGAGATTCCTTTTTGACTTGACGTTGATGCTATAGCGATGCTATTGTGATAGCACAATGATATAAATTGAATGAAATTCTACAAGACTGCTGACGGCATCATTGATCTAGATGATATTGAAGTAAAATTAGAACTTGTAACGCCAGAAATAGCTAAAAATTATTTAAGTTGCAACTTTAAAAATAACAGAATATTGAGAAAACCTTGGGTCAAAGAGCTTTCTCTATTAATAAAGAAACAAGAATTTAATTTGAGTTGGGACTGTATCTCTTTTGATGAAGAAGGAATACTTGTTAATGGTCAACACAGACTTAATGCTGTTATTGAAGCAGACCTACCTGCTCCTTTCTTTATTGCTAAAAATCTCCCACATGTAGCGGCTCAACAGGGGGATAACGGAT